ATCTGCGTGGGGTTTTCCAGCGGCTGGCGAAAATCTACTGCGCGCTGCAAGTCTTCGTCTGAATACACATAATCGCCTTGCTCGCGATATGATCGGCCAGTCATGGGATCTGTCACAATCCCGCCGGTGCGCGTCTTATATGCAGCGCCTCCGCCCTCGTCCTCGCCAAGCATTCGGGAAAATGTTCTTCGTATATCAGCCATTATGCGCCGCCTTGTAACTTTTTGTTAACCTGCTTATATATGGTACTGCAAAACGCAGGGGGTTTAAAATGGAAGACGAAAGGCTAGAGCCAATTAGGCGCAGCATCGAGGCAACCGTTATGATGTTGTGGGAAAGCCAAGAAGACTTACCCGAAGAAATCACTGAGATGATTGATGAAACATTAAAAGACATCTCAGACCTCATCGATCAATAAATGCGTCAAGTAAATTTCGCGTGTATTCATCAGCCCTTGCCTTGCCTTGAGACTGCAGTAGATTCCTATATGTGCTGACCTCATCAACCCATTGCTGATCAATAAATTGGTTGATATTTGGGTTACCCATATAAGACTTAACATCCTTGGGCATTGCCTCTAGCTTGCCCGTAGACGCAGCCTTGGGAAGCGCGCTATCTCTAGCCCCTATGATATACGGCACATCAAACCCCAAAGTGGAGCTCCCAGTGCCTTCTGCCCGCTCCACGAATGTATTGTAAGACGGGTGCTCATTAGACCTGATAGGCATTCCCTCCGGCTTCGGCGTTCCTATCCTATAGCCAATACTAGCGGTGTCTGACAGCATTAAGTCAGGGTTAGTTACAGCAAATCTAGCCGCCGCCACGTCAGGCATCCCAAGCCCCTGCATTTGGTTGCTGTCAAAAAACTTAATTAAAGACGCTCGGTCGCCTCCCTTCTGACTAGACAGCCAAGCCGGAAAGTCTGGGGATGATATGCTTACCTGAGTTTTTAGCTTGGGAAATCTCTCAGCAATTGCGTCATCTATTTTAGATACGTTGTCTCGCCAGCCGCCCCGATTGCCGCCTGATCTAATCATGGAGCCATAGATGTCGGACATATGTTTAGAAAAATCACCTGATCGCTCGCTCATAGGCATATAGCTTAGCAATATATCTTCGCCCCTTTGAGACGCGTTTCTAAGGGCGTTGGCCTTTGCCTTCATGGGGTTTGCCTCTGAAGCCCAAACGCCTCGACCGACCTGATCCATATATTCCGGACCGCCGTATGTCATCGGGCTGTCCTGCAGAATATATTCGTTTATTTCATCAATCATTCTCTGGTTCGACGTTCTGTCGCCCGTAGCAAAGTACATATTTTTGCCAAGTAAACTTTCTGGCTCTATGACTGATGGCGGAAGCAGCCCCTCGCCTATTCGGCCGCGCACTTGATATTGACTGGGGGCTGTCTTGGTATGCTTAACCGCTGAAAATGGCGTGTAGAGCGCGGGGTCTTTTGCGCGCCCCCCTCCAATGCGGGGCGCGTCGAAGTAATCGCTGCCCTTCATCAAAAAGTCTAATAAGTTTGAGGCCTTGCCCATCTTAACACTTCCACCTTCTGCGTGCTGCCTTGCCGCGTTCACCCGTCCAGCCGCGTGAGCGGGCGCAGAACGACTTTTTACGCGCTTTCTCTGATTTCGTTTTGGGGCTCGGCGCGGGGGCTTTTAACTTGCTGCCGGTCGCCTTATTGTACTTTGCGCGCCCCTTGGCGGTTAAACCGCCGCCACGCTTCACCGAAAGCTTCTCGCCGCGCCCAACAGATAGGCTTGGGCCTGATTTGCGTTTCGTCGCCATTACTTTTTCTTCGCAGGCTTCTTCGCGGTCTTCGCGGCCTTCTTAAACGCTTTAGCGGTAGGCGCGCCCTTGCTGCCAGCTTTGCGCATCTTTTCCTTTGAACCCGCCGCGATGCGCTTACGCTTCGCGTGGATGTTCGCATATAAACCCGTCTTAGCCATCTACGCTCCTTCGCCCCACTGGACGCATTGATAATCCATCGCGCGGTACGCAGGAAACGTCTGCCGCGCGTATTTCAGCCCGCTCGGTATGGACTGTATGCACTGGCTCTCGCTCTGCATCACGGGGCTGCCAAACGCAAAGCAGTTACCCTCGACGCTGCAAAGCAGGAGCAGCGCCGTCCACATCACTTCTTGCGTGCGGGCATCTTCCGCTTCGTCGTTGTGCCATACTGCTTCTTCTTTTTCATCGCAGCGGCTGCAGCCTTTTTGCCTGCGGCTGTGTACGGGAACTTTTTACCACCTACATTTGGCATCACAATCTCCATAATATCTTGCGATATAATAACATTAAAACGCCAAAAAGAAACCCCGCGCGCTGGGAGGGGCGCAACGGGGTCAAGTTGTGCGGGTACAGGGAGGAAAACCCGCGATGAGGTACAGACGTGGACATGAAACCACTCTGAGCAAGGCCAAGGTAAACTTTTTTCAGAGAAAATGCAAACCCGCCCCTAAACGACCCCGCGTATGCCCCTGCGAAGGGGCGCGCCCCAACCGCCAACCTTGGAACCGAAATGCATCGCCGTGTGGTCTGTCGCCAGTGACAGGCACACGGCGTCGGCGCGATCTGGCGAGGCAACGCGCCGCTTCTTCATGCTGTCCTTGCTCTCGACCTGCATCTTGCCGCTTGACGTGAAGTGATATCGCGGCGCTGCCAGCTCAGCATATAACGCGTCGTCACGCGGCAGCTTAACATCCATACCCTCCAGCCACGCCTTCGCCTTGAACCACAGCTCCGCGCGCAGGTTCACATATGTCTGATTGGCGGCGGCGCGCTCCGACACGTTCAACCCGCGCGCCGGAAGCCCCACCTCACGCAGCCGGTCCAACACGCCTGCGCCGAACCCGTTGCTATCCACGATGATCTCCTGCGGACGCTTATCCGCGGGCAGCGCGTCATACTCCGCCTTCACGGCACCAGTAAGCTGCATCAAATCGAGGTTGCGCCACACGCTGAGCGGATGCACGACCGGCCCCTGCCGCTTAGCCAAGACAGACGCGTCACCGCCCTGACGCGCGACGTCCAGACCCCAGATGCTCGCCGTATTCTCGTGCACACGCACGTCGCTGGCCATGGCGGCCTCGATCAGCGAGACGGGGATCACCGTATCCTCCTCGGACGGCGGGAAATTGCCAAGCACGCGCACATGATAAGCGGGGCTATCGATTCCGTAGCGGCGCTGCATATCCGCCACGAAGTCCTCGCTGACGCGCGGGCTGTCCACGCAGGAAACATGCATCGTGTGCCAGTCGTCGCGCAGCCGGTTGTGCGTCTCGTAGAAGAACCCCGTGTTACGCGTGGGGTTGCCCGTCAGCACCGTCGTCGCGGTGTGGCCGGACATCGACCCACTGGCAGCCTCAAACACCGCTTCGGGTATCCCGCTGGCCTCGTCAGCAAGCAGCAGCACCGAGGGGCTGTGAACGCCGGCCAGCGCCTCGGGCTGCTCCGCCCGTGACGTCCTGCAACTTATAAACGTGCTCTCGGGGTGGCTCTTCAACTCAATCCGATCAGACTTCACCTCTAGCAGGCTGTCAAACGGCGGCTTCAGCTTCTTGGCCAATGCCTTCATCTCCGCGAACAGCGCGTCAAATAGCTGCGCGCTGGTGGGCGCCGTGACAACCGTCTTGCTCGGCACGCGCATCAACACATGCCACAGCGCAGCCATGGCGACGCCGGTACTTTTGCCGACGCCGTGGCCGCTGCGCACGCTTACACGGCGTATGGCAGGCGCGGAGACGGCGTCCAGCAGCTCAATCTGCCACTCGTCGGGCTCGATGCCAATGACCTCCTCGGCAAAGCGTACAGGGTCGTCACGATAGCGGCGCATGAGCGCCAGAAACGGGTTATCTTGGGGTGCGGGGGTGCTGGTCATTTTTTCGCGTGGCTCCTATTTTTCGGAAAACGTGAAGGGGTGGGGGGTATGGCGGGTATGCGTGGGGGGGTCATTGCAATTGCACCCCGCCGCGCCAAAAGAGGGGGGGGTCAAACCTGACCATCTGGTCAGAATATGGCCCCGAAACCGGCTGGAATCGCATAATCGTTATTATGTTAAATAAAATATGCAGCAATATCAGCACGTTAGCGTTTTACAACTATTTAAAGTTGTATCGTTGTGCATATTGCTGCGCTGCGGAGCGGTAATATGATACCGCAATCTTGACCATCCAGTCAGGTTAAGGTAACCGCGCGCGCCTATGCGCTTCCCTCTCTTGATGTGCAAAATCGCCATCATTCGCCATCCTCTTCCACGATCTCAGCGTCCTCGATATCGTCCACGTCGCCAAGCAACTGCGCTGCCTGCGCGTGCAAGTCGTTCACGCTGATGTTGATCGCGATGTCCTTCTGCCGCACGTCGTATTGCTGGTTCAGCTTCGACGCGATCCACTTGTCGGTGTCCACCTGAAGACGTGACACGTTCACCGTCGCGGGATCAGCGTTCTGCGCCGTATCCACCGCGCGTGACGCGAAGAAGTGCCCAGCGGCCTCCTGCGCCGCTCTGTAGCGCTCCTTACGCCCGCGCTCAGCGTCGAGCCACTTGTTCCACAGCTTCCACCCCACATTGAACTCGCCAATGATCTTGCTCACGGTTTCACCGCGTGACATCCGGTCGAATATCTCGTCCTCGCCGACCGCGTTGATCGCCGCGATCTTCGCCTTCCCGACTTCACCCATCGCCAGCCTCCAGCTCACCCGCTATCGCAGCGTACCCGCACACGTCCACCCAATTGTCCGAGTGATCGCTTGAGCGCGACCGCGACACCTTGAGCAGCACCATCATCGCCGCCACGTCCACCTCGGTCACAGGCACTCCGAGATACGCCGACCACATGCCAGCAATGGTCGCGTGCGACGCCTTTGCTGAGCCATACGTCCGCTGCCTGTCGCCCGTGATCAAGTCACCCGCCGTGCGTAAAATATCTTCCCTCGTCACCATGGTATGTCATCCTCAATGTTATTGTTGCCATCTCCATCCACCACACGCGTCACCTTCGCGTTGGGAAACGTCTCAAACGCCTTCTGTAAAAACGCCTCGCTGAAATGCTGCTTCAGTATACACGCCGCATCCTCAAACGAGTAGACCACCCACTCGGGATACCGCTTGCGCAGCTCAGCGCATCCCTGCCTCGCGAAGCACACGATCTTCCCGCCATCCACTTCCACGCACCACGCGTGCGGCGACAGCGGCTTATGCCCCGCGCCCTCCGCTTCCGCTTCCATGCGCTTCCATCCCGCCATGAGCTGCGTGGCGATCTTATTCGTCCTGACGACGTCACGCTCGACGATGGCTTCCTTCAGCGCTTCATAGGCCGCCTCGAACTTGCCTGCCAGATCCGGCGTGACCAGCGACGGCAACGCATCACCCCACCGCTCCGTCATTTCCCTCGCCACCCGATCCAGCGGCTCAAGCTGACCCCAGACAGACGCCGGTATTGGCTCCGTCCTTTCGCCAACCGTAAACTTCCCCTTCGCCGCTATCTGCTTTGCCGTAGGGCGACGCCCCTTCTGATTAGCCATGCAAGTATCCCTCCCTTCCACAGTCCGTTTTCCACCACCACAGTCCACCACCACAGTCACGTATATATATACGTTGACTGTGGTGGAAGGATTTCACTGTATTATTCCCACACTCCCCCACTCCCCCACAGTCCACTGTGGTAAACGTGGGCACGCTCACAAGCCCGCCTCATCACCGTTGATCCACTCCCCGACGGTCACGATTTGCACGTCACGCCCAGCGCGTGCATCCGCCCACTTGGCCGTGCGCAATACGCCCGTGTCGATCCACGTCTTGGCGATTGCCTTGGCCTTCGCCTTTTCGTGTTTCTTCTCCAAGTCCAGATCCAGCGCGCCTGCCACCGCCACGCCGATCCAGCGCTTGCTGCGCACGTTTTCGCGGTACGGGTCATCCGCCGCCTCCGCCGCCCCGACGTCACGCTGCACCTTCATCGCGTCGCGCGCCGATATGCCGTCGAAGAGATCCGGCATCGCATATTCAGTGGCCACGCCGACATATTCCATGTTTGGCAGCTGCACGCCCACCATGCGCCGATACACCGCCTTGGCTGCTGGCGGCGCCAAGTTTGCCTTGCCGTCGTCCACGCGGAATATGCCGAGGCTCTCCGCCTCTGACACGCCCAGCTTCTGCGCGTCTTCCGAGCTGATCTTGTTGATGACCCGCGCCGCACGCGCCGCCCCGATCAGCGACCCCGCGCCCCTTACGCTGTCCACGGTCGCCTCATCCCCGTTGCCCTTGCGGATGTGATGCACCAGCGCCACGGCGCAATCTGTCTCGTCGCAGACGCTACGCACGGCACCGACGGCTGCGTTCATGGCCACGTTGTCGTTCTCGTTGATCTGGTTCGCGCCGACCCACGGGTCGATCATCACCATGCCGATGTCGTTCTCCTTGATCTTGGCCGCCATGTAGTCGAGCATTTCGTCGTTGACCTCGATCCCGTCGCGCCCCTGATTGGCGAAGACCATGTTCAAGCTTCTGCCGGCGTCGAGGAACAAGCGCCCCCGTATTTCCTCGGCGGTGACGCCGTAGTGCAGCATCGCCGCCGCAAGGCGTCGCTGCATCTCCTCCAGCGGATCTTCGAGGTTGATGATCCACACCTTGCACGGCTCGTGTATGGCCTCGCCCAGCAGCGGCTTGCCCGTTCCAATGCACAGCGCCTCCACGATCTGCAGCGACGTCTTCCCGACGCCGCCCGCCGAGGCCAGCACACTGACATGGCCTCGGATGTAGTGCTGTCCGTAGATCCACCGCCGCGCCGGTATTGTCGCGGGATCTATCGGCTCGTATGCAGTTGGCCACTGGCGCTCGCCTGCGATGCGCTCCTGCTTCACTTCCTCGACCGGCTTCGCCAGCGCCAGCGCCTCGCGCAGCTTCTCCGCGCCCGCTTCCTGCAGGTAGTCGTTGGCATCCTTTACGTTTTCCACGCCCAGCGCGTCGAAGCGCACGACGTGGACGTCTGTGCTTCCGTCGCCTCGCAGCACGTCCGACACCGCCTCCACGTCTAAGTCTGGGTCCGCGCAGATCGTGACGTCGGATGCGCGTGGCGCGTTGAACGTCTTCATGCCCGACTTGCCAAACGTGCAGACGATTGTCGCCTCAACATGGCCCATGATCGCTTGGCGCACGCTCAGCGCATCCTCTGGACCCTCGACCAATATGATCGCGCCGCCCTCGTGCTGATCGCCGATCCGCATGGCATTGCCGACCAGTGATCCGCGTGAATACTTGTTGATGTTGTTATGCTCGCGCTTCTTCCCGTCCGGCGTCAGCAGCACCGCCTGCACGCCGCAGACGTCGCCCTCGGCGTTGGTCGCGGGAAATAGTATCGCTGGCCCATCGTATAAGCTGGGGCTGAACCGCGCGACGCCCTCCGCCACGCCTGCGCGCATCCCGCGGTTGTTCAGGTACAGCAGCGCCGGCCTGACGGCGTCCTTGTTCTCGCGTGATATTGGCACGCTGCGCTCCCACGCGGCCTGCGCCTTTGCGATTTTCTCGGCGCGCGTTTCCTCGTCGCGGATCAGCAGATCCTTGCTGGCCAGCCTTACGATCAGGCGATCCATCTCGCTCGGCTGAAACGGCATCGCGTCATCGTTCTCCAGCGTCTTCGGGTTTTCGCTGCCCCGCTTGAACCCGCTGCCAATGGTTGCCTTTATCTCGTGTTCTTGCAGCCCGATTGCCTTGGCAGCCGTGTGCAAGTCTATGACGCTGCTATCTATGTTGCTGGCGTCCATGTGCGCGTGCCGACCCAGCGCGTATGCCGCTAGGTTCAGCGCCTCGTTGCGACGCCCCTGCGGCGCCATGCCGATCTCGGTTACGACGCTTTCCCGTACCTTCTGAAAATAGTTTACGCTCATCCCGCTACCCCGTTTTAACTTTTGTTATAACCACGCCCGCCGTAGCAGGCGTGGAACTTGTTATCCTAGAAGCCGAAGTCGTCTGCGTCTACAACGCTGGCCACTGGGGCCGCTGCGGTTGGCACCGGCTCCGGCTTAGGCGGCGTGCTGTCTGCGGGCTTCGAAATCCACTTGGATATGGCAAAGCCCAGATCGTATGACGTGCCCTTGCCGACCACGACAGGCGTGGACGTCGTGACGCTGACGACCGGCACCATGCCCTGCGCAAACTCTGGCGCGTTTTCCGCTTGGTTGTACAGCTTGGCGATGAACTGCCCCGTGCCATACGAGTTGTTGCTGAACTGCGCCTTGGTGCCGTCCGACATCCAGCAGTCAACATCGAACCCCTGCTTATACGCTGGCTTGCCCTCCGCGTCCGTCTCGGTCGGCTTTTGCGTTGCCTGCGATGGCGATGGCCACTCCTGCCAGTCGCGCGTTCCGACGGCGATCTTGAGCCACCCGAACTTGACCGCAGCAATGTCGATTGCGATACCCTTGGCCATGTCGATGGCTTCGGGGTCGCCGCCCTTGTTTACCGTCCAGCGGTTTTGCGGAAGGTTGACCCGTATATACGCGCCGCTCGCGTCTGATGATTCTCCGAATGATATTGGCATGTTTGTCTCCTTGACGTTGTGTGCCTGTGTTATGCGCCGTGTGACGCGGTGAAGTTGAACGCCCAGCGCGGTATCTGGAGCGTTTGCAGCTCCCCATACCCGTAATCCCAGACGCCCGTGTTGCGCGCTATCGCAAATTTCTCTAGCGCGTGTTGAACTGCCGCGTCGCCCTCTGCGAGCGTGCGCCAGTCAAGCTCGTACACACCAACGGGGTAAGGCGCTTCCTTGCCCACGCTGATGAAGATAAACCTGTCGATCTCCTCCCCGATCAGGCCCATCGTCCTGCGGTAAAAACTTTCT